ACTACCCTGAAGTTGTAACACGACTTCCGACTTGGTGGTACCATTGTGCCCATGATCGATCTCCTTTGAATCTGCTGATACTGCAATACCTATGATAAATGTTGCTGCAGCAATTACTGCTCCAGCACCAGCAACCCAACGTTCAAGAACACGAATACGATCTGTAAGTTTTTCCATGTCCTCGTTGGTACGATCGACACGTTGATGAACCATTTCAATGCGACGAACTGTATTATCTAAAGTACTGTCTATGACAGCAATCTTTGTATCCTGTTCCGCATCTTTATTTGTCAGATCGCTCATCGTCCAACTCCTGGAATGCTACATTCATAATTGTATATATGTAGTAACTCACTCCAGCAAGAAGTATAAGTAAGGAGATAACAATACTCCAAGTGACATCATTGACATCACTCAATGGTCTCAGAATAAGATTCATGGATTTCTTGGGTCAATACCCAAATGGATAAGATACTCAATCCACCAATCTTGATCTTTGATGTACCTCCAGTTAGGTACCTTTTGATTTCTTTCTACCGTATAGTATTGGTAGAGGGCGTCATCGATAGTCTGTGAGATCTCCATACTCTTCATCCTCTTCGTCAACGTCCTCATATGGATTTGCCACGTAGGGTCCATGGGGTTTTCTGGATTCTGCTCTGACATAGTTCTTTTCGTCGTTGACTGCAAAGATCCACAGACTTAATTTCATTACCACCCAAATTATTACTAGCGGTAAGAAACATGCTACTAATATCATGGGTTTCATTTGTCAAAGGGCTCCCAATGTTCCCACCCATATTTATGAACTAGGTCCATACCTACGATAGGTACGACCACTAAAAGGTATGCTAGGAATGCAAGTGCAGGACCTGATTCCATCCAGTGTCTAACGAACAGTTGAACGTGGTTCATCGAAGTACTCGGGAAAAGGACAACCTTTAAAATCGTTTATCTCATCTACTGCCAAGACAAACATAGTACAAAAACCGATACAGAAAGCGAATAACATTTGTGGGAAGTTGTAATTTCCCATGTGAGCAGTGGGGTCAGGTTCATCATTATGTGGATGAAGATGCTTGCTGACTTGTTCTATTCTCTCTCTTTTTTCTCTCTCCTTCTCGGTTTCTTTTTTCATGCCGGATAATCCCAGTTAGTAATTAAGTTTACCTTGTGAGATGGACCCCAATTACCCTCACGATAGATGTAAGGATTGGTTCTTACTCTACATTTGTCACCAGTACAAAGTAGATCATCTACAATTCTCCATGATTCTAACACTTCCTCAGAATGAATGAAGTGTGATTGATCACCATTTAGAGCATCGTATAAAAGTTTTTCGTAACCATCGACACCTAACCAGTCTGGATATCTGTGAGATAAAGTTGCAAGTTCAACCTGTTCACCAAGACCAGGAGACTTCACATCAATCTGAATATCAAGGTGAGCATGTGGTTGTAGTCTCATCACAATACGACCTGGTGTCTCACCTTCAAACAATCCAACAGGAGGTGCCTTGAGTTTGATAACAACCTCGACACATTGATAAGGCATCTTCTTACCACTCATGAAGTAGAAAGGAACACCCTTCCATCTCCAGTTGTCGATATAGATGTCACCTGCAACAAAGGTTGGAGTCACACTCTTAGGATCTACACCCTCTTCACTTTTATATCCCTCATATTGACCAGCAACATATTTGTCACCAAGTCTTGTTGCCGACAATACCTTTGTTTTCTCTCTACGGATTTCGGTTGCATTCATACGACATGGTGCTTCCATCGTAATCAATGCCAGAACCTGTAACATGTGGTTCTGTAACATGTCACGTACTACACCAGCACCTTCGTAGTATTGAGACCGACCCTCACAACCAATGGTTTCAGTTGCAAAGATTTGAACTTCATCTATATACTCCCTGTTCCAAAGTGGTTCAAGAAGTATATTGCCAAACCTTGTAGCAAGAATATTGTTGACAGTATCTTTACCAAGATAATGGTCAATGCGATATACTTGTTTTTCGCGTAGATGTCGCTGAACCACAGACTGTAGATGATCAGCAGATTCAAGATCGTACCCAAAGGGTTTCTCGATAACCACTCTGGAGTGGTCGGGGTCGTCAAGGAATCCCGCTTCCTTGAGATTGATGATAGCATTCTCATAGCGTTCTGGTGGTACGGATAAGAAATAAGTACTGTCTGCACTCTCATCATGAAGATGATTCAGACTCTCTTGGTTGTCGAGATCACATGATACAAAGTCCAACCAATTACAGAACTCTTCTGGATAATCACCAAGATGATGTAACCAAGTCTCTTTGGTATGTTCTCTACGAGACGCACCAACAATCAATATATTCTCAGGAAGAAGTTGTTTCTTCCATAACTCAAAGAGTGCAGGGATAAGTTTTCTTTTACAAAGGTCACCAGTTGCACCGAAAATGACGATGCGTCTAGTGAGCGGTTCCGTTTCCATTGTACTTGTCTGTTTCGTAGTAGTTATTCTCACCTTTTCGTATCCCGAAATAAATTGTGGATAGTACAAAGGGTATGCATAAGATCGCAATTGCATTACCGAACATCATGACCTCCAAACATTGCTCTCATTCCGTTCAAGACTCTGTTTGCGAATCGTCCAAGTTTTCTTGAACCGAATCGTTCGTACAGTGCCGTAGTGATAACAGGAGCGGGTACGCCAAGATCCACAGCAGCGTGGACAGTCCAACGACCCTCACCAGAGTCTGATACTCCACCATCGAACTTGCTAAGCTCTCGATCGCTCCGTAGTACATCAGCGGTAAGATCAAGTAACCAACTCCCAACAACAGAACCACGACGCCATAACTCAGCGACTTCAGCAACGTCAATATCATACTGATAATCTTCTGGATTCTCCATCGGAGCCACCTCAGCATCGCCTTCCTTAACGTAAAACGACCCAAGATCAGCTTCATGCAGGATATTAAAGCCTTCGGCGTACGCTTGCATGATTCCATATTCTACACCATTGTGAACCATTTTGACAAAGTGTCCTGCACCTGGTCCACCACAGTGTAACCAACCATACTCAGCTGATGTGGCTCGACTCATAGGGTCAGTGCGAGAGGCAGATCCGATACCTGGTGCGAGTGCCCTAAAGATTGGAGCTGCAATGGATACTGCAGTATCTGAACCCCCAACCATAAGACAATATCCACGCTCCAAACCATACACACCACCACTAGTGCCACAGTCAATATATTGGATGCCAAGTTTCTCAAGGCGGAGTGCTCTCCTGCGGGAATCCTTAAAATTAGAATTGCCGTGATCAATAATAATATCGCCCTCGCCACAATAGCGTAAAAGCTCATTGAGAGTGTCCTCCACTGTTTCTGCTGGTACTACCATCATGAAGATTCCAGGTCCCCTTTCTTTCACGGTGGTACAAAGGGATTCAATGTCAACAGTTACTCCATCAACATAACCTTTTTCAAAAGCCTCTTGAGCTTTATCGTAGTTACGACGATAACCCCAGACTTCAATACCACTCTTCATCATACGGCGAGACATTCCCTCACCCATACGTCCGAGACCAATTAGACCTACTCTCATTTGATCATCTCCATTGCTTCCTTTAATTCCTGTGCGTGTGTGATCTCATCATTCAAGATTCTAATAATATCTTGATCATTACTATCTTCATACGCAAGATACTTTGCATATGTTTCTGCAGCATGTAATTCTATTTCGTAGGAGAGATGGTAAGCAGACCTAGGAGCCAACCAGTAATAAACCACGTTGACCCAATAGTAGACAAGTACGAGGTGTCTGGCGAAAAAGCGATCCACCCAATAAGTACTACCGCCCCGACTCTCCATGTGTTCCAGATGTTCTGTTTCGTTAAGTGTTTGAGCAAAATGTTCCTCCATCAGATAGATGTGTTCTGGACCACGTAATCCTAAGGACTCTCTTAAATGTAGAACACTTAAGAAAGCAAAGTAAGGTGCTCGAGCTATTTCCTCAAGCACCCAAAACCTTTGGAAGTGTCTCCCTCTATACAGGGAGTCTATGATACCGACCGTGAAATTTAAAAACCAACTATTAAGTTTCGTCATCTTCGTCGTGATCGTAGGTTAATCGACAATCCCAACAGTAGTCTTCTTCCCACTCTGGTTCGTAAAGAGGACAAGGTTCTTCAAAGAGATGTTCCATCCTTAGTTGTTTGATGCGTTCTCTGAGAGACTTGTAGAATTCTCTTTTGTCGTTTGTGTTCATTCGACGTGAACTGTTGCAATCATACCTGCACCCTTGTGGGGTCCACACCAGTAAGTATAGTCACCTGACTCTGGGAATTCAACAGTAAAGTCTTCACCTGGTAACATTGCCAGGGCTTCATGACCTAGTTCTGGATGATCCTCCACGATCACGTTGTGAGGAGGAAGCATGTTGTTGATAAAGTGGACTGATTCTCCAGCGGAGATGGTAACTTCTGAAGGTTCGAATACAAGGTTTCCTTCATATCCCATCTGTACATCTACTGCCCACGCAGGAGCACTGAAGAATAATGTAGCAAGAAGTGCGAAAAAGAACTTCATACTAATTTCTGTAAACTACACTATCTATATCTCTCTCATCGACTTGTAACGGGGATTTGTTTTGACTTCCTGACTTACCATTTCACCAAATTCCGTCACACATTGACCCCATTCCGCTCTTGCATCTGGGGCACCTATTGCTTTTTTCGCCACAAAGTGTGCCACTCCCTCCACAAAGCAGCACACTCATCTGACTTCTTTTGTAAATGTGGTTCCCGATACATCGGAAACTATATCCCTACTACCTTATTATTTATTACATTTTGTAAGAATCATCAGACTTAGCAGGTCCTTGATTTCCAATTTGAAGAGGTGCCTGTTCGATTCTGATTGTCTGGGCAGGAGCAGTTTGGCTTGCTCTTTCGATCAGTTTCTCCATGTCGGATTTACTGATACCACCTGATGCTCCACCACCGTTAGCACCACCATTCTTATTCTTGGCAGTTTGAACACCGAAGGTAGCCAGCACGCCTGTAAAGACAGATGCGATAAAAGTTGGATCGATCTTACCTTGTGGGAATCCAGGAATCGTCACATAGTTTAATGTCAAGATACCACCAGACCAGATAAGAATACCAAGTCTTACGAAAGTAGAGACGATAGCAAGTTGTTCCTCAGAGTCTTCTGCTTTCTCCTTCAGTTTTCCAAGAGGACCTTTCTTCTTTGGTTCCTCTTTCTTAACTTCGGTCTTTACTTCTTCGGGCATTGGTCACCAGCAAGTATTTTTATTTAGAAAAAAAGGGCCTCACTGAGACCCTTGATATACTGGTTGCATTAAACCTGAGTCTGGTCCATTGTCATCATCATCAACTTCCTCACTCAATAGGGCTGCAAAGATAAACCCTCCTATGAGAGATGTTGCTATGAGTAACATATCGTTCACCATACACCTGGAATGATTTGACCTGTGGTTGCGTAACTACCCATCGCAGCGATCACTCCGATCATTGCTGCCCAACCGTTGATGCGTTCTGCTCTTTCGTTCATTGTTTTTCCTCTTGTGTTTTGTTAGTGATAATAATTTTTTCACCGTCGTGGGTGAATTGTAACTCGTCATCGGGATCCCAAAGTAACTCTTCATATAAATCATCGAGTCTCTGGATATCCCTCCATAGTGCGTCTGGATCTGGCATCGTAATCTTCAAAATAACTTATCTGTACCAAGCAACCATTGTAAATCTTTTACCTGACTTAAGAGGTTTGACCCTATGCATTTTCTGTGAAGGGAAGACAATGAAGTCTCCCTCATCAAATTTGGTGGTGTAATTTTTTCCAGTTCCAGTTTTGATTTGGAACTCTCCACCAGTATAGTCAGATTTTTTTGATAGACAATAGACTAAACTTAGTTTTCTTGTACCCTTTGGAATGAGTTTATCATCTTGGTCGGAGTGCCAACCATAGTGACCTCCTTTACCCTCATACCTTGTGAATTGAATGTGGGTTTGCCAATCAGTCAATTCCAAGTTCCAAATCAGACTATTGACATTATGAAAAATTGATTCAACAGTCTGAGTAATGTAATTGGGTTGATGAACACTCATGTAGGAAAAGGTAACTTTTCTATCTTCAATGTATTGGTCATTCCAACGTTTGTCAGTCATGACCATATCACATTCAGGTGTCGAGTTTTCTTCGAATGATTTTCTGATTTGAGCTGGAAGAGAATCGTCACCTAGATTTCCAATAAAAAAATCATCGGTAATGATCTTTTTCAAAGGTTCTCTTCCTGTTCGGAGAGAATCACACAATCACTGGTTGGATATGCAACACAGGTCAGAATGTATCCTTCTTCAATTTGATCATCATCCAGGAAGGATTGTTCCTCATTGTCCACAGTTCCACTGACGATCTTACCAGCACATGCAGAACATGCACCAGCCTTACATGAGTAAGGAAGATCTACACCTGCTTCTTCAGCGGCTTCAAGGATGTACTGGTCATCAGCACACTCGAAGGATGTCTCAACACCGTCAGGAGATTGGATTGTGATATTATAGTTCATTGATTAATAAGTTTCGGATAGTTGTTCTACGGAATACGCCAACAGAACAAAGAAGGCGATAGATGATATTGTAAAGATTGATGCAGTCATTGTCAAGTTCCTAGTTCGAGATAAAACTTGGTTTCATCACCTGGAGTATTCTCGTAGATGGATGAGTCACCATAAGTTTTGTGGTCTTTGTATCCTACCATACGACCCTTAGTGTTCTGCAGTGCAGGCATAAAGGCGATAAGGAAGAAAATTGCAGGAGCTCCGATGATAAGAGCACCAGCAATTACATAATAAGTAAGAAGTTCAATCATCAGAATCCGAAGGCTCCAAAGAAAAATACACTACCAGAAGTTGCATAGGATACAACTGCTGCAACGAAACCCATCATCGCAAAACGACCGTTCATTTTTTCGGCACGTTCTGCATAGGTCTCATAGCCATAACGTTCTGCGTCAGTTTTTGAAACATACATTTGTGGCTCTCTAGCAAACATGTTTTGCTGGCCATACTCATTTGTAGTTACAGTCACGGATCTCTCCTGTGTGAAGTATTGTAA